ACTAAAACATTATCAGCTCTATCACCTACCACCATCTGCTCCCACAAATTGTATAGTGCTTCCTTTTTAGTAATCTTTGTGAATTCCCTCTTATTGTAATTATATATGGTGCATTCGAATTGATTATAATCTTTGTCAATAGATATTATCACACTCTTATCCCTCCCGTAATAATCTAAGAACTTAGCTACCAAATCATCAGTCTCTATACCTGACCTCATCTCTACATCTAAATTCTCTTTTACATACTCTATAAGCTCTTCTAAATGTTCAGGCTTATCTTGCGTCCGGTTTCCTTTATAAGATGCATCCACCTTCTTCCTGTAGTTATTAGTGCAGAATCCAACATTAATCATTTTAACGTTACCATATCGCATTTCCATATTATATACAATATCCTTGTACTTACTCCAAAACGAATCTGTAACCTCCTCAAAATCCTCTGAGTTATAACAGGATGCGTACACTATACTATCTATATCAAAAATTCCTACCATATTATCTTTAATTGCTTATTAATACTTTTACTAACCTCAGGTGATTCTGTTATATCACTACTACTCTTCTTTAACCAATCGCCATCCCAAAGGTTATTCTCTGATAAATACTCTAATGATATATTAGTTCCCATCAGGATAGCGTTGACTTTACTTTGTGATTGTGAGAATGTCATTATGATTTTTTATTCTCCATAGTTTTCTGAAGCATAGCAAGTAGTCTCCAAGTTGTTTTAGTCAAGTGTCTTACCCCATCATCATCAAACTCAATACCTGCTGCGTGGTCCGTTAAATGTCTCATTGCTGCATCTAATTCATCACCACTCTTATTCCTATCCCAATGCAAAGGTTTGTCTTTATGGTGTTGGTCATTGCCAACTTGTGAACATTTAGCTACCTCTCTAATTGCGTCAGGAAAATACTTAATGAATCCTGAGTATATTGGTGTGGCTTTACGCTTCTGAGCTTTAACCTCTAACTTATCTTCACTCCCTCTGTTACTACAAAGGCAATCATCACAGTCACCTTTACAATTACTCCCTTCCATTTCCATCATATCTTTTATTGACATACCTGAGTTATTAGTGATATACTGATTCCATTCGTCTTCCATGTACTTATCTAAACTATTCATATCTTATCCTTCTCGTTTAAATGATTCTGATTCATCCTGACCAAATACACCCTGTTCGTATAAACCTGTCATCTTAAGTGTTGCTCTTGACAAAGCTCTCTTTTCTGCCATTTCCATAACATACCAAGTATTTGTACTCCCATCTTTAAATCCTGCACCCTTCAATGCTGAACCAAATGTCTCGATTACTTTATCACCTTTTACAGCAGTAGCTTTTACTACAGCGAAGTTAGGCTCACTATTGATTACCTCATAAGTAATGTCAATCTGCTCCTGAGCGCTAATCTTTTCCACTCCGGACCTTGTAAGGATAATGTAATGTTGATGCTTAAATACATCTGCCTTCGTTAAGTTGTATTTAGAATACATCTCTTTTAATTTGTTTACTTCCATAATTTCTATTATTTATTTTTATTTATTAATATTCATTCAAATCTTCACCCATAAAACTTTTGTCTTCATATCCGTCTGAGCAATCCTCTAATTCATCGTAATTGAATCTCGCTACTTTATTATCTCTCCATCTCTCTAAAGCTACGTCCTGCTCTTTAGATTGATTGTGTATGTGTAACTTGTTATCGTCTGCACATTTCTTCATTGTAATTGGATTTCTGTTTGTTAGCCAAAATCTATGGCATTTAGTTTGATTGTTTTTCATAATTTCTAATTGTTTATTTTATAACTTCGACTGCCAATGCATCTAAGTCTGTTAAGTTTTCTTCTGTTAATAAGTTTGTTATTAGTACGCCTCCTGCGTAAACTTCTTGTGTTTCAAAATCTATCTCTATAGACCTTTCTTCGTATCTACCATTATAAGCCTGTATAATGTCACCTTCTAATTCTAATGTTATTCCTCTGTACTTTACTGTTAATGTTTCTGCCATCTTTATTTATTTAAGTGTTCTAATATTCTTTCTATCTTACTATTAGTGTCATAAGTCCAAACGTCATCTTTAAGACTATTCTGATACATTTTAAGAGCTGCAATTACTATCTCATTATAATCCTCCATAATTAAAATATGATGTTTGATGTGGTTAATACTTTAGTAGTGATTGATACAAGTAAAGGTAAAATAAATACTATTGCTATTGATAATCCTACTTTTGTCGTTTTGTCTAATTTTTTAATGTTTTTCATAATTTAGTTTTTAAAGGGGTTTTTACACCCCTGATTATTTTTAGTTATTAGTTAGTGAGTTGTAAGTATCTATTCCTGACTGAAGTCTATTTATTTCTTTTTTGATTTCTGTAGTTTGTACTTCTACTGATTCTAAAACTTTGATAAATTTTGTTGCTAATTGAACTGTCATAATTTCTAATTTTTAAGTTGTTTGTCATTGTTGACTCTGCAAATATACAACAACATTTAAATATAAACCTAATTTATCTTATAATTTTAACATAACTTTAACATTTAATTAATAATTGATATCAACTTTAGCACTAAGAATATTGTAGATAATCCTCCTATAACACAGATAAACACAGTATCCCTAAGCTTAATTATATTCATCTTGTTAATAATTTCTTTTTGTGTTTCAATTTGTTTTCTTAGGTGATAAATCTCGAATTGTTCGTTTGTCATCTTCATCTTAAAAAGGTTTTTTAGCTTTAAAAGAATCCACTCCCAATATTAATTCCATCACCATTATATCTGCATCCTTTGCTTCTATAGTGTTCATTGCATTAGTGTAGTCATCCAACAGACATTCGTTGATGTGCTTCTCTAATTCTAATTCCTTAGATAGTTTGTCTATCTTTTGCAACATCATTATGTTGATTGCTCTGCTTGTTTCTAATTCTTTTTTAATGTTCTTCATTTTGATTTGATTTATAAGAGAGCTTCATTACCCCCTTCTATATATAAACCAATTTCTTGCCAAAGTGTTCGTGTTTTTTAGGGATTATTTTCAATTATTTTTCTAATACGTACGTTAACCCCAATGAAACCACAGTAATTATTATCATATAAATTATAAATTTTATTGTTTCTTTCATAACACTACCTCTTTAATGCGTCAAATGCGTCTTTAAATTTAACAATCTTATCTTTATAATCTTTAACCCCTACGCTTCCATTAGAATCCTTATAATAAACTTCTCTCACTAAAGTGTCTTTTAAAGATATATCTTCACTTGACTTTGAGTTATGCCATAGAACAAATCCATAAGTTCTGTATCCTCCTCCCATGTGCTTTACAAAATTCTTCATCAATATTTCTTGACCTTTAGTTATTTCTTTACCACTCTCTTTAACTTCTGCTATTATAAAAAGACCGTCCTTCTTAGATTCATATAGCCAATCGCCATCTGTGCCTGTTCTTTTGTCATTTGAAATACCATCAAATATTAATTGTTGTCTAAACTTCTCTTCATTGTAAATCTTACCTGCACTCATATCTTCTTTTTTAAATATATTTATTATTGTATCAACTCCTTTTTTTAATCTTTCATCAGTTAACTTAACTTCTTTGTAATCTAATACACCCATCCAAATATCTTTACCGTTTTCTGTACTCTTCATATTTATTTATTTATTAACTATCTAAACCATCCTGTTGTGTTAGGGAATATTTTAGGTGTGAAATAACTTATGTAATCCAAGTTGTCTTCATTACCAAACACTATAACTGAATCGTGTCTTCGCACTAATCCTTCATTCTTGCAATTACCTCCATCTCTAATTATCTCTATCAGCTCACTTATAATCTGCTCTTCATAATAAGCTAACTTATTAAACAAATCACCTCTAAACTCACTTTCAAAGTAGTTATCAATTAGCCAAGCTATAACATCTTCGTCCACATTAAATCCCCTTAGTTTATCCTTTACTCTTTGTTTTTGTAATTTCTTAGATGAGGATTTAGTTTCATCATAACCAAAATTATTTAAGTAAACATTCATTGCCTCCTTGTTCTTTTTATTCTCCCCATAAAAATCATCAGGTAGGTTCTTACCATTTATAGCGTATAGTATTCTCGGAAATGCAGAAACAATATCATACTCATCTAACTTAGTTTGAAATTC